TGTGAAATGCTAACATCACTATTGCACAATTCTTTAATAAAGTTCTCTTTAGTACGCCTCACCAATGCAATAAATTGCATAACAAACGAGACAAAACATATAAGAAAACTAACTGAAAAATGCACACGTGACAAAAGCCAACAACACAAGACATGGATCACAAGTAAATTCACACAGTTCCTACGAAACTTGCGTGTAATGTGATCACGACATATGTACATAAGCAAACCAACAACATAACGATTTTCGAAAAAGAATTTGGGAACAAAATCCACCCAACGCCATTGGGCTAGAAAATTAGAACACTCATTGTACTTTAACTTGAGTTCATCAGTCATCTCATTTACTGTGGACGTACACGTGCCAACACCATCGCGAGCTTTGTTACATATGCTCACACACACATCTCTGAAATCTTCAACTCCGGATTGAACTTCATTTTTATGGTATGGACAATTGCCACTCAACTGTTTACAATCGTCTACACCACAAAGTGTCAGATTTCCATTACGCCTACGCATTCCGGTCAAAAGAGCCTCTTGATCTTTACGATGCTGATCAAAAGCCTCTATAGCCCATTGCACACATTCAGACATGGATACACGAACCATCTCTTTTCCACGCCATGTTATTGGCTTGTACTTTGCAACTTCGCGTAAATTCTTGGGCTTCACTGCTTGTTCAATTGTAATGAACCAAATGTCATCAAACATAGGTGGAGAATAAACTCCATCTTTTGTGTAATAATCACGAACTTTAGTAGGATCAATACCACACAAAACTCCATCTTCAACGCGTTGAAACTCGGGTTTAGCTTCGACAGTAAGACAAGTCAAACGTCGTTGTATAGAATACGGACAGTTAGAATATGCACCAGCATCCAAATTCTTCTTGTTCGTAGTCGCAACAGCAATCCAAGGCTCAACAAAACATTTACCTTTCGCCTCCAATTCCGCCTTTGGAGCGTAGTACATTTGATTGTTGATGACATCTATGATAGCGCGAGTCGGTGGTCTTTCAACGAACTGCGCTTTGTCATTTGATATGTCATCAAAAATCATGACAAGCTTATCTGATGTCCAGTTTGACATAAACTTATCACCAGCATTATACGCACACCTGTATTGCTTATCAACAGGCATACCTTGACTAGATAAAAGTGCATCTATCAACTGGTCACCGAACATCGTCTTTCCGTTACTACTTTCACCGAAAAGTTCAATAGCCCAAGGCGCATGTCTAACTCCACATGCAATCTTGAAAGTGGTGTAATCATTTTGCATAATCAACACCTTTTGCAACTTGTCCATAACAAGTTTCTTGTCCAACCCATGTAAGGTATGTGATAATGATAGCAATGTTGTAGACAAAGCATCAAGTCTCTTCTTGAACTCCTGATCAGTGGTACTCGTAAATTTTTCAAGGTTACCATTCTTCACAAGATCGAACCATTGTGTGATCTGAGCATACTCTTGGTCGAGTTGCATTGCAGTACGATCACCAACAAACAAAGGCTTCAAAGATCGAGTTGTAAAACAAAGATAAGCACCCTCAATAAAGTAGATTGCCGTATCAAATATAGCATCCACTAAACTATGAGCTGTCTGGTGCTCCTTCTTAAGATCTGGTTCAAAAACCTTCAATCCTCTAATAGAGAACGTAAGGTCAGAAACTTTGCACATACCCAGTGTCACCAAACAACCCATTAATTTGGAAATCTGCTTAAAGGCAGAATTGTTAGTGCACAACCTCCAATTGAAACGTGCTTCTTTCAAACATTTAAGCCAATTTGGAGTTTCACTGGACTGTTCAGAAGCTAGGAGGTGAACCAAGTAATCTTTGATAGTACTAAACAATGAGCTTGATGTTCTACCTTGTACCCAAGATAGAATGGACGTCAGAGCACCAAGCGAAGTCGTCTGTTGAGAAAGATTCGTGAAAAGGATAGCTAAACCCTCAATTTCACGAACAACTGTATCATTCAACTTTATTCCTGTATATTTAGTCAAAACATCAGGAAGAGAGGAAACAACACAAATATCCTCAATACCAAATTGTGGTTCGAGAGAATTTTCATAGATAATGTCAAGACCAAAGTTATCTATGGATTTGAAAGAATTTTTCCACTTATGACTCTTAAAATAAGTATGACCCTTCTTAAAGGGCTTTCTTTCAGCATCAAATTTATTGATGCAGCGTTTTTCGTAAGAAATACGCTTTTGTTCCTTAAAGGAACTAGGATCCAAGTTGTCATTAAATGAATCCATTTTGCCAAAATTACCACCTGAAAAACGTTTATATTATGTAATCAACTTTAATTTCATGAAGGGTGGTTTTCTTGAATTTGATGAACGGGGTCTCGGTAACCCTATTCTTCAATAAGCTTCATATAGCTTTCAGCAAGTACTAGAACATGTGTGATCAGAGTTTCGGTTTTACCCATACGGTACCGTTCTACACACACACATAATAGCAAGCAACACACGTTATTGTAATCTAAATCTATATCATCAACATCTCATAGAGAGTTGTGCTGGAATTGGCAGAACCAAACACAATGTGCTTCATAACACTATGAATCAACAGATAAAGATCCTTAAATCGACTAGTT